GGCTTTCCCGAGAACAATCTTGAACCGCTCCACCGTGTCCGCGAGCTTCAGGGTGAGCTCCGCGTTCAGGTCCCCGGCGGAGAGGGTCAGATCCGTGTTGTTCTCCTCGTCCAGCTTCAGCTTGAACGCCTCCGTGAACGTCTTGCCCCGAAGCGCCCCCTTCGTCCACTCCGGGAGGAAGAAGGCCCGGAGCGTCGTCGCCACCCGCTGCCACGCCGTCGGGTTGTTGATGGCGAAGACGATCCAGTCGAAATTCTCCCGAATGAGGTTCTCGTAGTGGCTCATCTGGCAGCGCTGGTGAAACCACTTCCACTCCGAGGTCGGGGAGAGGGTCCGATCCCCCCAGAGGATGCAGACCCCCTGGCGGAACTTAACGAGGTTCAAACCCTGCGGATTCGTCATCTCCTCGTTCAGCGCGATCTGCTCCTCCGGGTTCCCGGTCGGGAGCTCCATGACGTCCGGGAGCGTGACGTCGATCCCAGCCGGCGCCTTGTGGTAGCCGTCGTACTGCCGCGCCACCAGCGCCTCTCGCCCGAGAATCATCCCCACCAGGGTCTGCTGCTTCAGCGGGACGTCCCCCGCACCCGGGGTGGCGTCCGGGTCGAGAACGGACCCGTAGGAAGGGAAGTGAGTCGAGGCGTAGTCCGAGCGCCCGATCGTCCCGTTGACGTAGTCGATCGCGTCCGCCTCCGTGAGGATGGTGTCCGGGATCTGAACCTTAAAGCCCCAGTTCATCGCGGCCGCAAACTTGATGGCCGCCCGCTGAACCACCGTGGAGACCACCCCCGGGACGGCCAGCTTGACCATGCCCTTGTTCCGGCCGAAGATCCTCCGGAGCGTGGACAGGTTGGCGTCGAGCGCCGGGAGGAAGTCCGCGTCCGCCAGCGGTCCCCCGTTGCACCCCAGCCCGAACTCCTCCTGAAACGCCAGCATGAAGGGAGTCCCGGCCACGATAGTCGCCCCGTCCGTCAGGTCCAGCCCGGTCCGCACGGAGACCGTTGTCCGCGTGTTTGAGTCGACGTAGAAGCCCAGCTTCGGCTTAGCCACCACGCTCGGCCAGAGCGTCCCACCCTTGGCCTCATTCGTGACAAGTGCCAGGATCTCCAGCGTCACCACGTCCCCGGCAGATAGGACGGTCGTCCCGTTGGTCAGGGTCACGGTCCCGATCTCCGGACCCAGGTTCGTTGCCACCCCGGTGAACGTGGTCTGGAGGACGGAGAGCGTCCCGATGCTGGTTGTCCAGATGATGTGCGCCCCGCCGCCCTGCACGGTCCCGGTCAGGATCTGGGAGCGCACGGCGGTGCCCTTCACGAAGACGACGGTTGGGTTGGCAAGACCCGGGGACGTCACCGTCACGTCCGGATCCGGGAGCGTGAGGGTCAGCGACGTCAGGACCTTGCTCAGACCGTAGAAGTTTGCCGCCCGAACCGCCGCCACCGTCTTATCCCCGACGTAGAGGTCCGTGGCGGTCACCTCCCGGTTGGACGGGTCGTCATTGATGACTTTGACCCAGTAGTTGGCCTTGGTCGGGTCCGTTGAGAGGTTGTTATAACCCTTCCCGACGCTGGCTCCGTCCACGTAGATCTTCAGGGAGAACTCCGTGGTGGGGTTCTCGTTCCCGTTCCCCAGGACGACCGCCAGGTGCTTGTCCTTCGTAAGGTGATCCACGTTCTCACGCGTCAGGACGTACCGAAGTGCCGGCGTCCCCGCGCCCGCGGTCCAGTCCGCGAGGAGGTTCTGGTCCCCCTCCACGGAGACCACCCCGGCCACGGTGTTCCCGGTGATCCGGTAGGTCTTGGTCGTGACCTTCTTGAGCTCCAGGGTCCCACCCGCCCACTCGTTCTCCACCAGCGTGTCCCCGGTGTCGAGCGTGGTCGCGGTGATGTCCCCGGAACCGGTGAGCGTATCGACGTGCGTTTTCCGCTGCCCGCCCCACTTCCCGCCGTTCTTGGCGTACAGCTTCCCCAGGACCTTCCGCCCGGAGGAAAGCGCCGCCGCCGCCCCGGCGGACCCCTGGTGCTCAGAATTGTCGAGCCCGAGGATTGTGTCGAGCGTGGAGGTGGCGATGACCTGCATGTACCCGCCCGCACCGGCCAGGTTGGTTTCGATCCGGAGGTACCCCCCGGGAGCCGTCACGGTGATGCCCGCGGAGTTGTTCCAGGCCGCCAGGATCGTCTTGAGCTCCGCGGAGGTGACCTGCGTCACATCCGCCACGTTGGAGGCGGTTGTGGCCGTCTCCGCGGTGGGGAACAGGAGCGCCGTGTTCGACGTCCCCCCGGTCACCTCGATGTAGGAGTCCGTCCCCTGAGTGTCCGAGGTGATCGTGACGCGCTTCCCACCGGAGGTCACGCTCACGCTCGCGCCGGAGATCTTATTGGCAATGACCGCCGCCACCTCCTCCGCCGTTGCCGCCGCAATGCTCACGAATTCCCCGGTGAGGAACAGGATGGTCTGAACCGGACCGCGGTCGATCTTGACGGTCAGGGTCATGTTGTTCGACAGGGCAAAGTTCTCATCCGCCCCGTTCTGGAGGGTGGCGGAGATTGCGGCGATCGTCGCGATGTCCTCCGCGGTGTGATCCACGGCACCAACAAGGGTCCCGTTGTGCGCCAGCGGCCACGGTCCAACCACGGAGCCCAGGACGTACGCCTTGCTGGGGGAACTTGCCCCGGACGCGGTTGTCCCCTGGCGCGTGTGGAGGGTCAACTCCGCGCGCCGCTCGTCCCCTCCGGTCACCCGATAGGTGATCAGCTCCCCGGCTCCCCGCCCCAACTTGTAGAAGTCGAGCGCCGCCTGGGGTGCGTCGGACAGCGGGATCCTCCCCCCGTTCCTTCTCTTCAGGTCAAGGACGCCGGAGAGGAATGCCGGCTCACCGGGGACGCCGCGCTCGAAGTCCCCAATCATGACGCTCACGCCAAGGGGTGCCGGGTTGATCTGCTGATCCCCCTCCTTCTCCTCCACCTGAACTCCGGCTCCCAGTACTGGGCCAAATCGACGAACCGACATTGATGTCCTCCTATCTACGTTTCGTAGGTCTCCGGCGCCGTACTCGGGACCGGTGAACCGCGCAGCAGCGCGTCCTGTTCGGCCTCCGAGGATGTCTGCGCCCAGTTCATTTTGAGCCGTTGGACAGATGGACGATCCTCGGCCGGTCTCAGGTGCGCCCGAACGTCCTCGATCCTGAAGTCCATCTGGAAGGAACGCACGTCTCCGTCCTCAAGTCCTGGAGACATTGCGTTGAACTGACTCACGAGCCATATCCGGTAACGCTCGTCCGTGGACCGAACCCTCAGGAACGGCCCAACCTCCCCGGTGGGGCCGACGGTCAGGAGCCGCGTCAAACTCTCGAGGAGCCGCGCCTGCTCCCTGCTCCGGTTGATCCGCACTTCCATCGTGATTCGGTAAGTTGTCCTCATTGGGGGCGGAATGAGGACACCCGCCCCCGTATCCTCTCGAATGATACCCCTAGCGGCCGACATTGGGTACGAAGATGAGATGAGCGTCTCCGCGTCCCTAAGCACCACCTGGGGCAACTTCCCAACCTCCGCCCAGTCCTGATTCGTGTCCCAGGCCACCTGAGCACGCGCCCGCATTCTGAGGAACGGCACGCCCGTTGCCAGGATACCCGGTGCGGTGAGCGTGAGGACGCGCGTGGTCGGGTTATAGGAGGAGAGGAGGTTGATCAGGTGCTCCGGATCCGCCGCGTGGTCGTAGACCGCCTCCGCCCCCGCGAAGGTGAGCTCCGCCTCGTCTCGGTAGGCGTCGAGGTCAATGGACGTGACCGTTGTCGGGAGCGGAGGGAGCGCCAGATCCGCGGTGAACGTGGCGTCCTCCTGGAAGGTTGCCGTCAAGGAGTCGAGGAGGGCGTCCGCAACCCAGTCCACGTCCCCCTCCCACAGGACCAGGACCTCACTCACGGTGGGGGTCACCTTCTCGTCCGTCGTCAGGAGGTTGAGGACCACCGCAAACGCCCGATTTGTGGTTACCGGGAAGGTGGTGACGTGAACGTTCACCTCCGCGACCGTGTTCCACTCCCCGGCAGCGGGAGTGGTCCAGGCCGCGCCGTCCCACCACAGCTCCCCCGTCCCGTCGTGAAGGCGCAGTCCAACGGAGGTCCCCTCCGGGACCTCCGCGTCGAGTTGGAGTAGGAGGAGCCGCCGGACCGCCTCCGGACGCGCGACCCGCGTTCTGACGGAGAGATCCACATCCAACGGAAAAATGAACCCGGGCTGGAGCCTGAGCTTGACCCGGTCGTCAGTCGGGTCAAGTCGAACCATGTTAGCATCCGAGAAGGAGGTAGCGGATCTTGGGTCAAACCCCTGCCCGGGTTCCCAGGAGAGTTCCGTTATGAGGCGGCACGTTGTCACTTCTTGAGGGTAAGGGACACCCCGTCACCGAGAGCCATGACAATGCGCTGGGTTGCCTCATCGAGTGGCTGCCGGATGAACGGACGGCCACGAACGTGCCAGACCCGCGCGCCCGCTCCGGAGAGCCCGGAGGTGTCGATCGTTGCGCCCCGCCGCTTCTTACCCTTCCCCACCTTCCCACGCCGTTTCCGCATCTCCGCAAAGACCGCCGCCCTCACCTTGGGCGTCACCTTGATGGTGAACCCCTCATGGAGCGCCGCCGCCACGCTGACCAACCCCTTCCCGCCCTTCCCGCGCGCGGACCGCATCACCCCCACCGCCCCGCGGACGTTCGCTCCGTAAACCTCCACCGACGCGCTGATGCTCTGACGGAGGTCCCCGCGGTCCACCAGCGGTCTGGAGCTCCCCTTGACCAGGATCGTCAGCGGTGAGTTGGGGATCCCGTGCCGCTCCTGGTCAATGTACCGGATGACGTCCGCGCGGAGTAACTGAACCTGCTGCGCCATCTTCCGCTTGAGCTCCACGCGGAGCCGCGCCTGAAGGTGGGTCGGGTCTAGGAAGTCCAAGAGGGAGTTCCAGGCCCCCTTCAACGTCAGCTTGGCACCCACGTCAGGCGGCCATTCGATCGTCGAAGCGGATCTCGAGGAGGGTGCACCCACCCTGATCCGTGTAGGAGGCCACGTCCCGAAAGTAGAGGAGGTACAGGTTCACCTCCCGCCTTCCGATCCGGACAACCCGATCCCCGCGCGCCAGCGCAACCTCCACCGTCCCGTCCGCAACCTCCGTCGCCACACCCGCCAGGACCAGATCGAAGATCCTGAAGAGAAGGTACCCACGCCACGCCTCCTCCACGCCCCCCGCGCGGAAGGTGGGTCGCGCAATCGTCCCCTCATTCCAGTTAACCTGAGCCACGAGCTGAATGGACGCGCCCGTTCCCGGTCCGGAGTCGTTTCGCCAGATCTGCCGGACCGGTTCCCGCGCCACCGGGTCCAGGACCGTGATTGCCCGCTCCATCCGCTGGATGATCACGGGAATCGGGTGGATCAAGTTTGGCTGCACGTTCCCTCCTCAGTACGGGTAGATGGACCCACCGTTGAGCCGCCGGAACATCGTCCGCGGTGCTCGCATTGAGATGGGTGCCCGGTAGAAGGCAATGATCTGATCCACCTCCGCGTCCCCGGTCGTGAACCACACCTTGGCCCCCACGTAGGGATCCGCCCACCTCCGACGGTGTCGATCCGTCTCCTCCTCAATCACCGGTCCCGCGGGTGTGGATCCAATTGCGGAGGCACCCATTGGCCCCACGTGACCGCAGACGAGCTTCCTGACCGCGTACTGGATGGGCGATGGCGTGCTCCCGTCCGCCTCCACGTAACCAAAGGAACCGACGACCCGCTGGTTCTTCTCCCCCACGAGGAAGGAGAGCCGCTCGTAGTTTACCGGACCAACGCCCTCGAAGATCGACGTCTCCCGCGTCACCAGCTTGATGCGCGGGTTCCTCCGGTCCGTGTAGACCTTGTAATCCGCGGTGGGAATCGCGGAGGAAAAGTCGTCGTTGACGTGCAGCTCGGAGACGGAGATGATGGGGACGGGGAACTGCGCTAGCGTGGTTCCGTTCCCGTCGAAGTCCCAGGTGATCTGACGCGGTACAAACCACTGACGGCAGGCCCGCTCCACGTACTGCTGCCAGGTCCAGATGAGCATCAGGAGGCGAGCGTCGCTGGCGGTCGCAACGGAGATCCCCTCGTCCCGGACGTCCTGCACGGAGACGTAGAGCGGATCCGCCTCCCCCTGAATTGAGTCAG